TATAATGAAGAAGATCCCAAGAAGAAAAAGAAACAATATTTTGTTCATTATAAGTTCTTACCTGGCTTTAGCTTTTATGGTTTTGGTCTTATCCACATGCTCGGAGGTTTATCCCGAACAGCAACATCCGCTCTTAGACAACTTATCGATGCAGGTACGCTGTCCAATCTACCAGCGGGCTTTAAAGCTCGAGGACTGCGTATTAAAGACGATGACACTCCACTCCAACCAGGAGAATTCAGGGATGTAGACGCCCCTTCGGGTGATCTTCGCCAAGGGTTGCTACCTTTACCTTATAAAGAACCAAGCCAAACCTTATTTGCTTTATTAGGGTTTGTTGTGGAAGCGGGAACACGATTTGCTTCTGTCGCTGATCAAAAGATTGGGGACAGTGTTGCATCCAATGCGCCTGTCGGAACTACAATGGCATTGATGGAACGAGGCGCTCGTATTATGTCAGCCATTCATAAGCGACTACACTATGCACAAAAAATTGAATTTAAATTATTAGCAAAAATATTTGCTGAGTCTCTTCCTCCAATGTATCCCTATGAAGTTGGAAAAGATGTAGTTCCAAGTTTAAAGGCAGAAGATTTTAGTGATGAAATAGACATTGTTCCTGTCTCCGATCCAAATATTTTTTCCATGGCTCAGCGTGTGACATTGGCACAGACACAATTACAATTAGCACAAGCAGATCCTCAGGCTCATAATATGTATGAAGCCTATCATCGTATGTATCAGGCACTAGGAGTAAAGGACATTGATACCATTTTACCTGTTCCTGAGCCTCCTCAACCAAAAGATCCAGCAGTAGAAAATGCATCTTCCTTAAAAGGAGAGCCTCTTTTGGCATTCAGACAACAAAACCAATTAGCTCATATTGATGCACATCGTGCGTTCATGTCTTCTGTTTTAGTTAAAAATAATCCTCAAGTAATGTCTATTTTACAAGGTCATATTGTTGAACACGTGGGCTTACAGGCTAGAGCGGAAGTGGAAGAAGAAAACGCACAAGCAGTTCAACAGCAAGCCCAACAATATGGTGGTCAATTACCTCAAGAATTGCAAATTCAGTTCCAGGAAGCAATGGAACAGCAGATAGCCGAGAAGATTGCTGCAATGATCGAGGAAATGGTCGCAGAAGAACAAGAAATAATGGATGAATTAAGAGAAGATCCACTAGTAGACCTTAAACAACAAGAAATTAATCTTCGTGAACAGGACATTGATCGAAAAACTCGCGCCGATGAGGCTAAAACAGGTATCGATCAGGATAAATTGGATCAAGATGCTAGATTAACACAAGACAAGATACAATCTCAGGAAGATATTGCTCAATTACGGGCTAATGTTAACTTAACTAAGCAAAAAGAGATTGAAAAGAGTAAAAAAAGTCCAAGAAGAGTGGATGTTCAGAAAAATGTCCGTTTTGAGAACTAATGTTGGTATGGTAAAGATAAATAAATCTAATGATGAGTTTATGACTAATGCGGATTTAAGATTACAGCATTATTTTCAGAATTTACTCAATATGGTAGAAAAAACTTCCAAAAGTGCTGAAGATAGTATACTTTTAGCTGGTGCTATGATGAGTGTCGCTAGAGTTGTGTATTATGATACATTAGGACCGCAACAGGGACAGCAAGTTATGGACACTAATGTGGCTGACTTTATTGAACTAATAAAACCAACCATACACTAGGAGAAGAACATGGCTACAGCAAAATATATAAATGGATCTAAATATCCCAATGCAAAAATGACTGTCTCTAACGAGATGAATCCTTATGCAGGCCCTAATGTTAACAAGACATCAGAAGTATCCACAGCTCAGGTTGCAATACCTGGACCAAAAGTTGTAGATAATTTAGGTAAGGGACCAAAAGGGCAACGCAGTAAAATGCAAATTAAGAAGGTTGCTTTTAAGGGCGTTTTTTAGTAAATTCATTTTTAATTTAAAAAGGAGGTTTCTATGAAACTTTTAAAAGATCTTTGGGCTCATCTAAAGGAATGGAGTGACTGGGGTATGAAAGACTGGATTAAAGCCGGTATTGTAACCATTGTCGTTCTGCTTATCCTATGGAAAATGACAGGTGCTGGAGCGTAAATGCTTGGTCTTCTGTCAGGACTGTTAGGCGGTAAGGGCGGAGCTCTCAAACAAATTTCTAACGTTATTGACGAATTACATACTTCAGAGGAAGAGAAATTAGATAAAAAGATTTTAATGCAGCGCATCCAGCAAAAACTTGCTGAGAAACAGATTGACGTAAATTTGAAAGAAGGCGCCCATAAATCGATTTTCGTCGCCGGCTGGCGGCCCATGATCGGCTGGACGGGAGCCTTCGCGCTAATTTTTGAATTCATTGTTTCCCCAGGAATTGAATGGTATGCAAAGTTCTCTGGACTTGATATAACAGCACCTGAAATTCAAACTGGCCCTTTAATGGCTATTGTCACCTCAATGCTCGGAGTCGCAGGGCTCAGGTCCTTTGAGAAAACAAAAGGCTTAACTAAATAAGGAGAAATTATGAAACCCAAAACTAAGAAAAAGAAACAAACACCTCTTCAAAAAATACAAAAGGAATTGGATAAACTTGCAGCTCTTCACGCAAAGGAAGAAGCGATAGTTGAGAAGATTGAAGAAATTATTTGTGACGAGGAGGAGTAGATGCCAATTGTTGGAAATAAAAAATATCCCTACACCAAAGTAGGAATTAAAAAGGCCAAAAAACACGCTGAGACAACAGGTCAGAAAATGGTTAAAAAATACAAGAGTGGCGGATCAGCAAAGAATTTAACAGTGCCACAAATGAAAGCCAATGCGGCAGGAATGAGGCCACTAATTGCAACTAAACCTAAAGGTGACCCAACTGGTCAAGGTCTTAGAGGACAAGCTTTAACAGGTGCTACTATTAAGGCAAAAGACGGTAAATGGATTCAAAAAGCCATCAAGAAACCAGGCGCTCTTCGTTCCTCTTTGGGAATTAAAAAAGGTAAAACAATTCCAGCGAAAACATTAGCTTCCGCTGCGAAGAAAAAAGGTAAACTTGGACAGCGCGCACGGTTAGCGGAAACGCTCAAGACTTTTTCATAATGCCTTTCAAGTCTGAAAAGCAGAAGAAGTTTTTATTTGCCAACAAGCCTGAAATCGCTAAAAGGTGGGCAAAGAAATATAACAAGGGAGGCCCTGTGATCATAACCCCGCGCGGGTTCGGGCGCATGCTTCCGGAAAAAAGGCCAAGGACGAAACTCTACGTATGATGCTCGAAAAACGGATCATGGATCATGAAGGATTCCGTAAAAAAATTTATAAAGATTCACTTGGAAAAAAAACCATAGGCTACGGCCATCTCATCACGGAAAAGGATAATTTTGAAGAAGGAATAGAATACACAAAACCTGAACTTCTGAATCTTTTTCATAAGGATCTGGAGAAAGCACGAGAAGGTGCCAACCAACTTGTAGGCCATATAAAAGAACTTCATATTGAAGCAAAAAATTGCATTATTGAAATGGTGTTTCAATTGGGCACCCAGGGCGTTCGCAATTTTAAGAAGATGCTTTTGGCTTTGGAGGAAAAAGAGTATTTTGAGGCGCATGTCCAGATGCTCGACTCGCGCTGGGCTAAACAGACGCCAGCAAGATGTACTGAACTTTCTGAAATAATGAAACAGTGCATGTAGTACATGAGATTTGAGAATTTTTTCACTTATTACAAGAAACAATTAAATGCTAGACAAGACCAAGTAAAACAAGCTATATTGACGGGCGCTAACGATTGGGCGGAATATCGGTATTTAACTGGTAAATTACACGCCCTTCAACAAGAACAACAGGAACTCACGGACCTGCTAAAGAAAACGGAGCTAGAAGATGAATAAATTAATTGTACCCAAACATGTATGGGACGGTAAGAAATTAGAAAAACAGAAACAAGAACTGGATAAAATTCCTACGCCATGTGGGTTTAGGATTGTACTATTTCCCTTAAAGCTGGATTCTAAAACTTCTTCTGGTATTCATCTCACTGATGAGACAATTGACCAGGCACAGATAACAACAAATATTTGTAAAGTTTTAAGAATAGGCTCTGAAGC